GTTTGACCAACTGCAACATTCTCTGTGCCACTTGTTGTTGCTGGCATAGCATAATCACCAATAGCCACATTCACACCTGAACCAGTGCTTGCATAAAGAGCATGGTTGCCAATGCCTACACTATATCCACCAGTTTGATTTGAATAGCCAGAACTTTCACCCATAAAGGTATTTCTAGTTCCAGTAGTATTTGAGTATCCAGCTTGATAACCTACTGCTGTGTTGTTAGATGCGGTGGTGTTTGCTTGAAGTGCTTGATTGCCAATAGCAATATTGTAAGAACCAGAAGTATTTTGATAAAGCGATTGCAAACCAAATGCAGAATTATAGCTACCGCTAGTATTGTTACTTAAAGATTGGTAACCAAATGCTTGGTTTTGTTGCGCTGAAGTTGCTGCTGGTAAAGCATATTGACCAAAAGCTGAATTATATCCACCAGTATTTGTAGCTGCCAAAGCACCATTTCCAACCACAGTATTTGTACTTACACTACCACCACCCTTACCAACAGTAAGACCTGAAATAGAAGCGTCATTAGCTAAAGTTAATGTAGTGCCGTTAAAGGTCATATTGGCAGAACCAGCCAATGAACCACTAGAGTTATATTGAACTTGAGTATTAGAGCCACCAGCAATGCCTGCTCCACCTGCTCCAGCTAGAACTGCAATAGCAGAACCAGTGTTGTAGTAAAGTTTTCCGTCTGTGCTGTTTAATCCCAGCTCACCAACAGCAAGATTCCCAGTAGTCGGAGTTGCCGACGCTGTTGTGCTGTGAAACAGAATAATGGGTGTATAACCTGTCTGAGCCATAATTAATTCCTTTTAAACATTATATCGTTATGTATTAGAAAGTTCCACCGTTGATACCGCCTGTGAGAGCAGTATTGGTGGCATTGTATGTCAATCCTGAACTGGTGAATTGGGAAACATTACCCGTAGCAGAAGAACTATATGTAATGTAGTTAGTAGTTCCAGAACCAGCTGATAATGTCAGGGTTCCAGCATTACCCGTAATAGAACCGTTGATAGTGCTTGCGTAAGTCCAAACACCTGTTGTTCCATTTACTGTGGCTGAATCAGTAGTGCCTCCATTAACAACAAAGTGAATAGCATTTGCTGTAGTGGTTCCAATCGCCAAATCGCCTGTAGTGGCTGTTAAATACACTGTATTTGGTGCGTTAAACGCTCCAGAACCAGTAAATCCACCACTGTTCATACCAAAGTCACCATAATAGGTGGAATCGGTAGAGTTGTTGTTATTTACAATGTAGTCAGCAGAAGCAGTAGCACCATTGTTGCTATTTTGAATAATGACTTGGTTGTAAGCTGTTGCTGAGCTTTGTGCTGTAATTAAAGCATTTGCAGGGGTATAAGTCAGGGTTCCTATCGTCAAAGAAGTAGCTGTAGCGACCCCCAAAATAGGTGTTGTAAAGGAAGGGCTAACTGCTAGAGCAAACCCACCAGAACCTGTCACATTCTGCCCTAAAGCAGTCTGTACCCCTGTTCCAAGAGAAGTAATTCCTGTACCACCGTTAGCGATTGGCAAAGTTCCAATTAAGGAAAGAACTTGAGCGGTAGAAGCTGTAGTGTAGGCTGAAGTACCATTTCCGTAAAGAATGCCAGTTAAAGTACCAGCTACTCCAGAACCACCGTTTACAGGGTTCAAAATACCACTAAGAGTAATCGCTCCACCTGTTGGGGTATTAGGAGTCAATCCTGTTGTACCACCGCTGAACGAAGTCACTTCACCCGTTCCATTAATAGCGATAGTAATAGAACCTGAGCTATTAGTGATAGATATACCCGTACCAGCTGTCAGCGTAGTTCTAGTAAAACCTGTACCGTTACCAATGTCAATTTGACCGTTAGCTGGGGTGGAAGACAAGCCTGTACCACCATTTGCTACAGCAAGAGTTCCGCTTAGAGTTACAGCACCTGAAGTGGGGGCCGCTGGGCTTAAACCAGTTGACCCAGCACTAAACGAAGTAACTGCAACACCTGCAACAGAACCCCATGCAGGAATACCTCCAACAACAGTCAATACTTGATTGGTAGTTCCGATTGGCAAACGAGAAGAAGTATTAGCCGAGCTTCCATAAATCAAATCACCAGTTGTCGTAATTGGTGATAAAGCGTTAAACGCTGAGGACGCTGTAGTTTGACCTGTACCACCATTGGCAATAGGAGTCGTTCCTAACAGCGTTAACAATTGTGCTGTAGTAGCGGTAGTGTATGCAGAAGTACCATTTGCATATGGGATACCTGTCAATGTCCCAGAAATACCCGTACCACCACTAGACGCATTCAGAGTTCCAGCCAAAACAACTGCACCTGTAGCTCCAGAAGATGGTGTTAAACCCGTAGTTCCAGCGCTAAAAGAAGATACTCCAGAACCTGAAACAATTGTTCCCCATGCACCATTAGCATAGGTTTCTAGAGCATTTAAATCGCTATTATAGCGAAGCATGCCATTTATACCTGATGGACGAGCTCCAGTTCCACCTGATGGAAGAGTTATGCTAGCTGTGCCAGGGAATATTGGATTACTTGCAATTCCAATTACTGGAGAAGTATTCCCATTAGTAATCGAAATCTGATTCGCTACACCTACAATTGTGACAGTACTTAGGGCATTATTACCAGCAATTGCCAATAAACCTGTTCCTGAAGCACCAGCAAGGTTTGCCACATTGTTTGTTAAAGCGATGGTAGGATTACCTGTAGTTCCATCACCATTAACAATGCTTAAACCATTGCCAGAAATCGCTATAGAACGGTTTACAAGGCTTGTTCCACTACTCTTGACCATGAACCCTTGACCAGCATTAACAAGGCTTGCAAGAGCTCCTACAGGGGTAATAGCATAGCTACTTTGCGCCCCGCCATCGGCTAAGCTTAATCCTGCACCTACAGCCAAATAACGGCTGTTAGGGAGCGTTGGCTCATTGTTTATGGTTAAAAATGTTTGAGTTTGAACGGGGCTATTAACAATTGCGCTAACCGTTGTTTGTACGGTTTCGCCATTTTGAACAATAGGAACAAGCTCAGTACCTGTGATGGCGGTTTGAGCTGATGGAAGCTGGGATATTCTTATGTTTGCCATAATTATGTAGCCTGTTGACCGCTAATTGAGATAGTTAATCCTGTTGCAGAACCCAATGCTTGAATGGTATCTCCAGCAAATAGGATTTGCGAACCAACCCAATGATAACTAGTATTTGCTGGTAAGGAAACTTGATAAAAAAGTGCATTTGCTGTACCTGCGGTAGCACTTGCAGGTACTAAATAAACTGTATAAGTCAACGCCCCATTGGTTGTGTTGGCAATAATGATGTCTTGAACATTAGCCCGAACATTAGAAGGAGTCGTATATAAAGTCGTAGCTGAAGTCGTAAGCGGACTAATAGCCATACGCACAGGCGTATTGACTTGATAAATAGGTAAATATGGAACGGTCATGGGCTTAAATTATCCAAGTTACCGTCAAGTGGGTCTTGCGAAGTTTCAGGAGCAATACCATACTCACCTTCTGTAACTGGCGTAGGATTGATATTGGGCGCTTGATTTGGGTCATTAACGATATTGGGGTCAGTAGTAAGCGCATCATCGTACTGAGCAATATCTGCATCTGGGCGAGGAAACCGAATAGTAATCTTTTCAGTTGGGCGTGCAGGCAACCTCCAAGGGTCACGCTCATCGTTACACCCTTCATTACAGACCCGTAGACCTGGCAAGTTTCTATCTTGTCCAATATCACTGTAGGCACGCTTCATCTTGCATCTGTCGCATATAGCGATAGATAGCACTGAGTTTCCTTGAGTATCTAACCATTTTGCCATTCTTATCTCGTGTAAACACTAATATTGGGGGCAAAATAAATGGGTGACTTGTCTCGTTCTTCTTGCTCAGCCATATTGAAATACTTTTCTGCTTGCATTTCGCAATAAGCTATGCGGTCAGGGGCTACATTGGGTAACTCCATTGCCATTTGATGGGCGAGCATGTTCTGAATAGCCAAATACCAACGCTGAGGTATCTCAATCTGACCAGAAAGCGCTCCAACATCTTGAATGTAGCGAGAACACCACGAAACTATCTGTGGGTAATATACATTTGGGGTTGGCCAAAGCCACATTTGGGGCTGGGGAATTGTTCTATCAAACCAATATTGCAACGGACGGTTGCTTGGAAAGTTTTTATTGGGCAAATTGGTGTAATCGTCACGATTTAAGCGTGCCAAAGGGATTTCATAAGGGTTTGAACCAAAAACAACTTGGTAAACACCCATATTTGCACCTGCTGTTTGCAAAATTCTCCAATATGGAGCATTAGCAGAAGGGTCTAAATCATAATAAATCCATGTTCCTGCTACCCAATTCGTTGCGGAAGGGCTATAAATGGTTGTCCAGTTAGTTCCGTCTTGAGAATATTGAATCTGTACCGTTACAGAAGCAGAGATAGCAGGCAAAATGCCAACGGTAGCAATATACACAGGATTACCTGAACCATTATTTATTCCTATTGAGCTGTTGTTATTAGTACATTGACAGACATTGGTGTATTGCCCGTCAAAAGCGTAAGAACCGTTACCTGTGGTTGCATAACCACCTGTAGTATTTTGTGTAACAGTTCTGTAATTTGAGTTTAAAACATCGTTAATACCAACTGGCAGGTTCCAAATATACTGGTCAGGAGTAAGACCATAGACTACTTTTTGTATAGCCCAATAC